AGACAGTGATGGCCCCGGTGACGGTCATCGGCAGTGCGGTGTCTGTCTCTGCCGCTATGCCCAGGGTGATGCTGATCGTGCCCGTGATGGTGATGGGCAGAGCGGTGTCTGTCTCAGCGGCGATCCCGAGGGTGATCGACTGATCCCACAGCACCGCCATGGCCAGTGCCGTGTCGGTCTCGGCAGCGATGCCCATGACCACGGTCTGGTCGCTGGTGAGGGCGGTCTCGTAGTACCGGCAACCTTGGCCACCTCGAGCGAAGGATGTCAGTACAGCCAGGTACTTGCTGCCGGCCCTAGTGATGACTGAAGCCGACACAATGTCCCAGGATGAGTCACCGAACGCGGTGTTGGTGCTGTCGTTGGGTTCTTCGGTGCTCAGATCCTTGAATGTGGTCGGTGTGGAGAAGGCGGCCATGTCCGCCGATTCGGCCTGGAGGATGAGTTCGGGGTTGGTGTTGTCGATCCACAGGGCGTAGATGGTGGTGCCGTCCACGGCCAGGGTCTTAGCCCATGCTCCCTCGTGATCCGCAGCGTCATCGATCACATTGGCGTCGTTGGCGTCGATCGCTGTGCCGGGGGTCCCTTCGACGATGGCCCGCACCTCAAAGTCGGAGCCGGCGTCATCGTGCCAGCCGATGACTACGTTCTCTTCGCCACTGTCGTCGTAGTAGATGGCATTCGAGAGGGCCCCTGACTCAGCCGACCCGGTGACGAAGTTGGTCCCCATCTGGGTGCGGTTCGCCACCGTCCTCGAGCTGGCCGTGATTGTGGCATCACTGGCGATCTCGTTGTGGTAGACATCGCCGTTGGTGGCATCCACGTAGAAGGCGTGGATGACACCGGACTCACCGAGCACCAGATTCGGAGTGATGAAGTCAACGCTGGCGGTGTCGTCGAGCTCGATTCGGGTGTTCCAGGTCCCCCCGGGTGTGCCGTCCCGAATCCAGGTGTTGGGGGTGGAGTCGGAGTAGGCCACCACGTAGTCGTCGTGGGCTGGCCGGTAGACAGCGGATATGTGCTCGTTCGATCCGTACTTATTGACTAGGCCAGAGTCGATGGTGTCGTTGACTGTGCCCCAGGTGTCGGCATTGGTGGCGTGCGCTGAGGTCCGGAAGAGGTGGGCATCAATTTCCGCTCCACCGTTGCGGTGGAACATGGTGATCTCTTCGAGCTCTGAGTTGTAGGCGACGCTCACCCCCTCGGTGTCAGCGAAGGTGGGGTTGTTGGCTACGTCCACCTCCTCCCACGAGACCCCGTTGTCCTCGGACTTCATCACCGTGGGTACGTTCTGATTCTCCGATCGCTCAAGGAAGACGTACATGTTGTCGTTGCCGTCGACTACTGGGCCAAAGAAGTCGCCCATCTCGGGAGCGCACCCACCGACCCACCCGTCGAGCTTGTCGATGGTGATGGTGGGGGTGTTGGGGTATTCCTCCAGCACTGTCCCGTCGTCGTAGGTCACCCGGAACTGCACGGTGTCACCGTCTATCAGCTCGGTGTCACCCGCCCCGAGGTTGTGCATAGTGACACACCACTCAAGCTCGGTCTCGTTGGAGCCGTTGAAGGTGACGGTGCCGCTGGTCGGCCCCTCGCACCCATCACCGGCAACGAACGTGCCACTGCCGATGACCTGGGTAGTGGCCGCCAGGTCAGCGAACTGGTCGGACGGGACAGCCGAGACGAGGGAAGTAGTTGTGCCAGGTTGAAGCCAGTCACCGTCATCGGCCACGTCGGTCCAGCTTCCAGCATTTACCTTGTATTCAAGGGTAAAGCCGTCGGTGAAGCTGGTGCTTGGTGCGATGACGAACCGGATACGGAACCTGCGGTCAGTGGGGAGGGAGACATTGGTGTTGAGTGCAGCCGCCCACCCGTTGTCGACGTTCAGCCCGTACTGATCGGTGGTCCGGATGCGGAAGGCCTTCTGCCCGTTCTGTCCCCCGACCGTCATGGCCAGGGCGGTGTCCGTTTCCGCTGCTATGCCCAGGGCCACCGTCTGGGGCAGCCCCTGCATGGGGAGAGCAGTGTCGGTCTCCGTTGCGATCCCGAGGTTGACGGTCTGGTTGGACGTGCCCGGCTTGATGGCGATCGTGAGGCAGCGGGGGTCGGCCTGGTCCGTTCGGGAGTGGGTATGGGTCCACGCTCCCGGAGTTTCCGTCCCGGCCGTGGTCACCGTCTTCGACGCTACGATTAGCTGCCGGTTGTCTTTGGTGGCCCCCGTGATTTCGTCTTCGAGGGTGTACCCGGTGGGTGCCCCGCCAGCGGTGATGTCGTCCAGTGACGACCCGTGCCAGATCAGGACCAGGGCGCCATCGGTGTTGGTCGTGATCGCCGGGTTCGTCGGGGGATTGACGTTGGCCTGGGCCTCGAAGTGGTTGGCTTGGACGTAAGTGACATCGAGCGGAGTGGTCGTGTCAGCGTCGATGACCCGACAGATGATCCCGCCTCGCCAGCGGGCGCTGCCCTCGTAGGTCCAGGTGTAGTCCGTACCCTCAGAGGCCCCGGCCACCTTGTAGTAGAAGGCAACGGTCTGGTCCGTGCCAGGGCTGACGGAGATGTCGTCGATCTCGGTCCAACCGGACGGGCCCGTCCACGACCAGTTGCTGCCACCGGCCTCGTGGCCGATGACGTAGGCGACCAGCAGGTCATCCTCAACCGTGCCGCTGGGCTTGGTGATGGTCAGCCCAGTGCCGGCTGTCTGGTCTTCGTCGTTCTTTGCGGTAGAGGCAACCGATGGGTCAGCCACCCGTGCCTCCCAGGACTAGGCGGCTCGGCCGTACCCGTCGATGTTGAGCTGAGCAGTCACGTCACCGCCGTTGGGGGTGACGCTGAAGTCGTAGTGAGCCACGGGGATGATGTTGGAGTCGGTGCCAGCAGTGCTGTCGCTGTCGTAGTTGAGGATCAGCTTGTCGAGGGCGTTCGACCCGTTCGACAGAGTGCTCCATGTCTGGTCGACAGCGATGTCCACCTCGAAGTCGTTGGCCGTGTCGTCTGGCAGCTCGGCGGCCAGGTCGGTGTCATCGAGCACGATGCGGGCGTAGCTGCCGTCGGTCTCTTCGGTGTTAGCACCGGCCTCGATGGCGGCAAGGTCGTCGTAGTTGTTCAGGGTGTCGTCCGCTTCGGAGGCTGACCGCCACAGTGTCATCACCAGCACAGCATTGGTCGGATCGTTGTTGTCTACTCGGAAGTGGAACTCGACGAAGCGCCCCTTCGAGATGTTCATGATCTGGTCAGCCATTGCCGAAGCCCTCCGGTCCCTTGTCGGATGGCACCAGGTCATCGAGGAAGGCCCGGCGAATCTCGTTCACCCTGTCCTCCTTGCCTGAGGCACCCATCAGCCCCACCTTGGGTCGGCCATCATTACCCCGGGCCAGGCCTCTTGCTGTAGATGGCCGTTGAAGGGTGCCAGTCCAACCAGTGCGGGTGTCGGTGTACACCCCGTCCTCAAGTGCATCGAGGCGAGCTTGGTTGGCGGTCACCTCGTCATCTTCCCATTGTGAGGTGGCGATGTTGAACCTGACTGCCATCTCAGTCTCCCATCCCTATGGCTGCTCGCATGATGGCCATCTTCTCTCGGGCGTTGCTTCGAGAGGTGGGATGCCAGTGGCAGTGGTCGTACCCGGGGATCCTCAGTCGGAGGCAAAGGGACCCGTTGGCTGCGGGTCGTGGAGTACCACACCGGGCATCGTCGGGCACATCCAGCTGGTTGGCTCGGGCGAACTGAGCCAGGGACACCAGCACATCGAGATGCTGTGCCTCCCCGTAGTCCACTGGGTTGTCCTTGCTGCCACGGGCCTGGTACCCCTTGAGGTTGGCCAGCCTGGCCCCCGCTCGGTACGCCTTCTCGGGTGCATAGTTGCCGAGGTCGATGCCGAGGTACTGAGCTGTAGCGGCCATGATCTCCACCAGCTCGGCCTCGGTCAATGGCTCGGCTGCCTCGACCACTTCCTCATCGCTCATGGTGCCCAACATAGCACTACCTCAGGGCGAACAGCCCGAAGTGGTGCTCCCAGGTCTGGTGACATGCCGAGCACATGTCGAGGTCACCGATGGGGTCACGCACCCACGGGATGATGTGGTGATCCCGGAGAGGGGTGCGTCCACACCAGAGGGTGGGCATCTCTCCGTCCTGTAGGTACCGCTCGGCCTGGCGGTGGGCGATGCCACTCAGGTGTGTCCGTCGCCCGTTCGGCCCCTGGACCAGGGCCCAGATCATGGGCCCCCGGTGCTCGAAGGTGGTCATTGACTTGGTCCTCTCGTACATGTGTTCGCTACACCGTGATGTAGCCGTGGCAACACTTTGTAGCCAGTGGTGTAGCCGCCCTGACCAGGGGATTCAGGGGTCTGGCTACTTTTGCAACACTTTTCTCAGACAGAGCGCCCTTTCAGAGAGGGTGACACGGGGGGTACTCCATACCTGAGGTATGTATGTAGAAAAAGTGTTGCTTCTGTAGCCAAATGGGTGTTTCCCCTGGTCAGGTCGGCTACAAAAGTGGCTACACCTTGGCTACTTTTCCTCGGTTTGGCTACTTTTCTGGCCCCGATTGACCATCTCGAGGCGGTCAGTCCAGTGGATCCGGCACCCATCCGGCACTGGTTGTCGTCGTCGGGTCACGTTTCGGTAGGTCTCGGCCAGGTGTCCGGGGTTGGGTCCCGTACCCACCAACCCGGCTTGCGGCAGCCGCTGGTGGTTGGCGACGTGCACCCTGGGGTGGCCGTCCTCATCGAAGGTGTAGACATCGATGCCCTCGTGTCGATAGGTCCGCTTGTACCGGGCCACCCTCCCATCGATGAGCCAATGGCCCTGGGGGTAGGTGTCGGGCTCGGCGAACCGAAGGAACCGGGGCGCCATCAGTTCGTGCTGTCGACCGGGTCGACAGGGATGATGTGCTCTTGCTCCAAGATGGGCAGCACGTAGTCCTCCATCGTCATGCGGCCCGGCTTGTCCTGCCCGTACACCAGCACCGTCGAGCTCAACAGGCGGGCGTGGTAGTTGGCAGGCAGCCGGCGCACGATGGCGAAGTACAGCTGGTCCAGGTTCTCCCCAGTGCGGGGGTGGAACTCGGCCATGTGGATGATGGTGATGCCGCCGAACTCAGTCACTGCACCACCTCCCACTTGAGCGAGTACTCCAGGGCATCGAGCACATCGCCGAGGGGGTGGTCACCCCAGGTGCCCTCGGCATCGGCGTCGTGCATGACGGTGAACAGTTCCTCATCGGAGTCGGCGGTGATGTACCTCTCCTGGGTGATGGTGCAGTAGGTGATCACTCGGTAGGTAGTCATCAGCGGTAACTCACCTTCGACTGGTCGAGGCCGGGGAACTCGGCCCAGCACGAGCGGCACCGGATGATGCCGGTCTCCATGTCGGTGTGCCCCACCCATGAGGCTTGCACGACACCTCCGGTGTAGGCACCGAGGTCGATGTTGTGGATGCCCTCGCATGGTGAGTACATGGCGAGGTCATCGCTCTGGCAGACGGGGCAGCCGTGCTCGGCCAGCTGGTCCCAGGTGATGGGGTCGTTGTCGTTGTCGTTGTTGGTCATCGCTTGGTCCTCTCTATTGGGTAAGGGTCCGGTGATGATGCGGTTGCACTCGCTGCACCGGGTGTAGTAGGTCACGCTGTTGGTGTTGCCGGTCCCAGGCCGTGCGTTCACGACGTCCCGGTAGGTGTGCGGGTGGTGGCAGTCGGTCATATGCAGGTGGGTGCTCAACTGCGGAAGTCGAGGACCCAGTCGACCACCTGGTAGAAGTCGTCGCGGTTGTCGTCGTCGGTCTTGGTCGGGTCCCATGCGAAGCCGTGCTCGGCGAGCCAGGTGTTGACATGGCGATCGAATCTGCCGTTCTCATCCCAGCTGTTGGCGATGAGTGCGATGTGATCGGGGGTGATCTCGCTGTAAAGCTTGGTCATTGCTTGGTCCTCTCTTGTTTGGTGTCTCGGTGGTAGCTCCAGGTCAGGGCCTGAAGCTCATTGGGTCGCAGCCCGTACTTGGCAGCCAGCCAACGGTGGATGTCGGCGGCCAGGTCATAGGCACCGGCTCGCTCCAGCTCTCGGTTGGGCCAGCCGAGGATGACCGACTGGTGTCGGTCGATCGTGACCGGCATCGGGTCGAGCGGGTCGAGCAGGTTGGCATAGAACGACCGGACCTTCTGCCCTCCGAGCACCAGGTCAGGGTCACCACCTTCGGCGATGGCCCTGGCCTTGCGGGTGGCATTGCCGTACGGGTGGTTGCAGTCACCTGTTGCCAGCATCTCCGATGCCAGCTGGTGGTTGCGCTCGACATGGCAGCCGGGCGAGAGGGCGGCGAACACACCGCACCGGGTGCGGGTGTCGGTGTCGGGGTGATCGTGGTCGAGCCGGTCCCGGGTGAGGATGTACCAGCTCGCCACCTCCTCGATGCCGGCGCCGTAGTGGTCGTGGGCTCGATCGGCAGCATCGGCCAGCCGAGCGGTGAGGGTGGCGGGGTCGACCGTGTCGACCCATCGGGTGCGGGTCATGACCCCTCCTCCCCCTCTCCGTACTTGGCCACGAACTCGGCCGGCGTCCCGTTGAACTTCTCGTCTGCGTAGTAGTTGGTGACTCGCAGCGTGATGCCTTGCCCCCGTGGGTTAACGGTGATGTCGTAGTTGTACTCCTCCCGGTCGGCATCGGTGGGGTAGATGTAGACGCCTCCGACCTGGTGGTATAGAGCCATCTTGAAGTGCGCCACCATCTGGGCGGCAAGGCAGCCGGCACCGTTGGCCATGTTGGTGGTGTCGGCACCGACGGGGATGCCGTTCACGATCTGCTTGGTGCGGAGCCAGTGGGCCAGCTCCAAGCCGTGACCCTCGGGGTAGCCGTCGAACTGCCGGTACATGGCGACGACGATCGGCGGGGTGGAGTCGTTGCCCCAGTAGTTGTCGTGGATCTTGGTGATGCTTCGGGTTCCCATTGTTGGTCCTCTTTCTTGTTGGTGGTTGCGGGCTAGTAGCAGGTGGGCTGGATGCCCAGCTGGAGGCAGGCGTCTTGGTAGGCGATGTTCCAGGTGTGCCAGGCGTCGGGCCAGGCGTAGTCCCCCTGGTCCCACTCCCTGAAGGTCTGCACCACCGTGTCGTGCACGGCTTGCGGTCCCTTCTTCTGGGCCCGGGTCAGTCGGCCCTTGTACGTGGACATCTGTCGTTTGGTCAGGTAGTTAGTCATGCTTGGTCCGCTCTCTGCTTGGTCTCATCCCACCGCCACTGTCGGGGTGGGCACTCGTGTGCTTCCAGGTCTCCGATTGCGTTGTCCTTGACCCGGTAGGTGGGCCCCATCACACAACAGTCGGGGCAGTAGAAGTTGAAGAGGGTGTGAGTGATACCGCCACCCTCTTCGATGGTCGGTCGGCTCATTAGTTGATCTCCTTCCAGATGGGGGCGGGGTCGGTGCGGGTGAAGGTCACGTCCTCGCCAAGGTTCTCGTGCAGCCGGGCGTTGATGGTGTCGTCATCGGCTCGAGGTGACACGACCACCATCACCGAGTCGTGCTCGGGGGAGGGTCGCACCTCCAGCAGGTGGGAGGTGCGGGAGTCGAGCAACTCTCCGGTGATGGGGCACGTGAACGTGGAGCTCTGCGTCACTCGCATGTGCACATCGAGCAGGGTCTCACCCTGTTCGGCGGTGATGTCGCCGGTCATGACGGCGTTGATGATTCGGGAGCTCAGGTCCTGAAGCATGGTGTTGGTCCTCTTTCTCATGGTTGTTGGTGTGCGCTCTGCCCACCGTGGCCTGCCCCAGCCGCTGTACTGAGGCAGGCCCCGCTGATCAGGCCGCCAGTGCGGTGCGCATGGCCGGCACGGCCACCGCCTCCAGCTCGGCAGCTCGCTCGGGGTCCTCCACGTCCTGGGCGTGAGCCGTGATGGCGTTGGCCACACCTCCGGAGGTGAGCTGGCCTCCCTTGATGAATCGATTCAAGATGCCGGCCCGCTCCTCATCGGTGAACGAGTACTGCTTGGCCACGACCTGGATCGTGCCCTCGACGTCATCGACCTGGCCTCCCGCCAGGGCGGTGAGCTTGTCGACCGATGCCTGCAGATACTCAACATTGAGGAAGTGGGTGACGGCGTCTCGTGTCTGCTTGCCGATCAGTTCAACGACGGTCTTGCGAGTGTCGTCGGACCAGGTGACCTGGCCCTCCGCCTGTCGGGTGCCGACGTGCACCTCTCGCATCACGTCCTCGGTGATCACCAATCCGTTCTGGCAGATCTTGATCTTGAACCGGGGCTGCGTGGAGTAGGCACCGAACCCAGTCTCAGAGTTGCGCATCTCGAACCCGGCGAAGATGATCGGCTCCTCACCCTGGTTGTAGCCCGTGTGACTGGGGTCAAAGGGATTGCGGTACCCCTTGAGGAACTCCTCCGCCATGACGTAGACCTGCGGGCACGAGAGGCGGAGTCGCATGTTGCGGTCGTCCAGGTCGCAGCCCTCGACCTCGACATCGACGCCGGCCTGCTCGACGCCGGAGATCATGGCAGCGATCACGTCCCAGTTGTCGATGGTCTTGAACTTGTCCGACAGCATGGCCCGCCCGTAGTCGGTGCCCTTGCCGCTCTCATACGTGCGCACCATGAACTTGCGGTCGGTGTCGGCCAGGCTGGCATTCACCATCTCATCGAAGGCTCGCCGGTAGTGAGCGGCGACCTGTCGGCCCCGGTCGTCGTTGTCCTCGGGGGTCTCGGTGGCTCGGGCGTGCACCGTCTTGATGTACTTGGTCGGGATGCTGAGCCGCTGGCCCATGGTGCCAAGCATGGTGGGTGAGGGGTTGACCTCAGCGTGACCGGCGATCTCGATCCGGCCACCGTTGGCGTGCAGCTTGGACGCCGGCACGACGTAGTCCTTCGATCGCTCGGCCCGGTAGCTGAGCTGGTCGGCGAGCTGGTCAAGGGTGACGTTGCGGTAGGTGTTGGCTTCAGTGGTCATGGTTTGGTCCTCTCTTGATGGTGGGCTATCTGCGCACCGTGACCGGTCGGCTCCGGGGTGGGGTCCGGCCGGCCACGCTGATCAGTTCAGTCCTGGTTTCCCATCTCTATGGTCAGGTGGTCGTAGTCGGGGTGCCGCATGTGTTGGTACACCATGGCGATGGCATCGGCCAGCGTGAGATCGTGGCCTTCCTCGTGTCGGCGGTCCCATCGCACGGTCACCGTGACGGTGCGGGGTGGCGGGGCCTTGTCGTCGGGGCAAGGTCGGTTGGTCACCAGTCCCACCTAGGTAGGTCATCCCAAGGGTTGGTCCGGGAGGTGAAACAGTCGGCGCATCGCTTGAGTAGGGGTGCGCCAGGGTCCTTGGCAGGGTCGAGGACCTTGCCGCATCGGACGCAGTGTTGCTGGTCGGTGGTGGTCACAGGGAGTAGCCTCCGTATCGGTTGTCGGGGTGCTCGGATCGGATGCGGTTCCATCGATCGATGGTCCATGCTCGGTGATCGGCATCGCCGAACAGGTCGCCAGTGTTGCGCCCGTTCACCGTGTCGATGAGCTTGGCCAGTGCAGCGGCCCAGCTGTACTCTTCCGCCTGGCGCAGGGGGATCTGTTCGTTGAACCTCTGCCGGTCGTCGAGTGACATGGTGTTGTGCGGAATCTGCGAACAGAGAGCATGGTGTTCAGCGCTCTGCAACAGGTCCTTGGCCCGCCGGTAGGGCAGGCGCAGGGACACGGTGCCGTCGGCATGGCGAGTGAACCGGAGCTGATCCTCCTGTGTGGTGAAGGTGTGAGCTCGGTCGTCGGCTGAGCGGCGAGCCCGCTCGGCCTTGGCCTTGCGTCGCCCTGGCTCTCGGATGTTGGTCACGTTGCCGCTGTTGCTGGTCATGGTGTGTGGTCCTCCGTTTGCTGTTGGTAGGTCTGCAGTAGTTCTGGCCAGCTTGTGTTGATGGGGGTGCGGTCGAATCGTTCGGCGCACCAGTGCCAGAAGGTCTCGACGTCGAGCTCATCCCACGTGTCGGGGATGGGCCTCGGTTCGGCGGTGGTTCGCCGGGCCCAGTGGTCGAAGTGGTTTCGTAGGTAGCCCGTTGGGTCGTCGGGGATGTCGGCCATGGTGCGGCCGTAGTGTGTGTGAGCGGTGGTCATGGTGTGGTGCTCCTAAGCTTGCGTGTGGACAGGGGGGAGTAGCGGTCGGGGTGAGCGTTGAGCAGTGCCTTGGCTCGCCGGGGGGTGACGGTCACGATGGTCAGTAGTTCGGGGTTGGCAGCTGGCCGGTGCCGAAGGTGCACTGGGGCGGCCTGGTAGCGGCTGGTCATCGCTTCGGCTCCTGGCTCGGCACGACAGTGAAGCTGCATCGATGGCCGTAGGAGGCCGTTAGGTAGTCGACTTCGCCGAAGGCGCCGTCGAAGGTGTCGAAGTTGTAGTCGTGGCCTAGCTGCCACTCGGCGCCGTCTGAGTGGCGTGTGACCCGGATGCTGTACATCACAGCCACCGCCGGCAGAGGCTGCAGGTCACGACTCGGGGTGCGTGTGCCTGGTCGATGGGCTCGCCGGTGCCTGTTGTGTGGTGGTGGTCGAGAATCCTGGCGTTGCCTCTGGCGTGGCCACAGGCGGTCGTCTGGTCGTCGGCGAAGTAGAGGTGAGTCCTGGCCTGTGCGCCGTTGGCGTACCACGGCGTGGGGAAGATGGCATACGTGGGGTGCGTGAGTGTGTTGGCCGGCGGTGTGGGAGCCAGGAGGGGGGAATGGTGGGGTGGTGCGATGCGCATGGTGTTGGTCCTCGTGTGTGAAGTGCGGTCCGTTGGTCCGAACCGTGCAGCCCGTAGCGAGCTACGCTCTCATTGTCTCACGCCCAATTGTTACGGTGGCGACGGTTCGGTTACAGAACGGTTACAGTCGGGGGCCGCCGGCGGGGGGTGAGCGGCGAGCGGCGAGCGGCGATCGGCCAGGGGGACCGGCGGCGATCGGCGGAGGGGGGCGACCGGCGGCGAGTTGAGTCGATCGGACTCAAGAAAGTTGAAACCTAGGCAGGTGACTAGGGGTGGGGGGGCACACCCCCCTTGCGCCCTCCCCCACCGTCTATATGGTTGTTTGGCCCCCACCGCAGACCTAACCCCTCCCACACCCCAATCACCCACCCCGACCAAACACCCTTCCAACCGGACTAGGCACAACTACCTAGCCCACCCCCGACAAATCGCTGTGGCGACAGACACCACTCCCACCACCCCTCCCGCTACAATGACTCTCATCCCGTAGGTATCTTTACCCGGGCTAAGCGGAAGGAACGTCAGTGACGAACAAACGTTCACCCACACTGCCACCCCTGCAACTGCTCACATCGCCCAAGAAGAGCGATCTACTGAGGGAGCTTCGTTCCCTGCAGGTGACGTTGCTCGATGAGATCCTCAGGGTTGACGCCAACTACCTGCGCTACTGCGAGGCCAACGACGTCGACCCCAAGGGCCAACGGGTGCGGATCAGTGCCCCGGGCTCGGAGTGGGCCTACGCCAGGACCAAACTGCGCCAGACGTACCAGCACCTGGGCGAGCTCGAGGACCTGATCCTTGCCAGCGAACCCCCAGAAGAAGAAGAAGAAGAAGAAGAGCAGCGATGAGCAGCAAAGGCCCCGGGCAGCCCATGCCCCCATCAGACCCGCCCGCTCCGCCCGTGCCGTCACCACCCCCACCGTGGAACCCATGACTGACCCGGACCCCCGAGAGATGGTGCGAGAGCTGCGGGATGCCCTGGGCCTCCCCGACATCGCCATCCCGAAACCACCAGCCCAAGTGTGGGCCGAAGCCCTCGAAACAGTGAGGGCCCGAAGCCGACTGCTCGACCAGGCCGAGCGCATGGTCGAGCTGCTCCGCAACTACGAACGGGCCTACCCCGAATCAGTGTTCCCGACACCACCCGAACACCTGAGGGCCAAGGACGCTGCCGCTGCCGACGTGATGAGAGAGCTTGCTCTGCCGACCATGGCGAGAGCTGCCGATGTCATCGAACGACTATTGAAGACCAACGCACCGTGAGCGAAGACAACTACTACGTGGTGTGCAACCACCCATCAGGCATCGGCTACTGCGCCCTCATGGGCTTCGCCTCCGACAACTCAGAACCCGTGCCGACGGTAACTGATCGCCGGTTCCCGACGGTGCGGGAAGCATTCGAGTGGGCCGAATCTGAGGGTTCGGAGTATGGCACATCGATAGCAGGGGATGTTGAGTGGTGAGCGCACCGTATGCAGCACTGGAGGACCATGGCCAGGAAACGTGACATCAAGAAGGGCTCACACCTATACAACGACCGGACCGGCGACTACCTCGGCGTGGCCCGAGCGCCGGTCCGGCATGACGACAGCGTGGTCTACTTCGACGGCCCTCGGATGCGGGATGGGCTCCCGGTCACCTGGGCCACGTACCACGAGGTCACAGTGGGACCAGCGCCGACCGCACCCCCCGACAGACCTGACAGGATGTAGGTATGGAACGCCGACCAACCGACCAACGCCGACCAACCAACCAACGATGGCTCACGAGCTCCTACTCCGCTGGGGGGCAGTGCGTTGCCGCCCAGTGGCGCAAGTCGACCGCCTCGTGCAGCACGAACTCTTGCGTCGAGGCCACCGCCCACCCCAGCGACGGGACCGTGGTGGTGCGGGACTCCAAGGACCCCGATGGGCCGACACTGCACTACGCCGAAGAGGACTGGGCCCATGGCCAGGTGGTGTACTTCCAGCCCCTGCCCGCTGGTCCCCGTGGGTGCTGCAAGGAGAAGGAGGACGTCGCCTGGATCGTTGGCGAGCCCATGGGCACCCACCTCCACTTCACCGATGAGGAGAGGTCGGCCTACATGCAGGGTGTGGTGGACAACGAGTTCACCTTGATCAGGTTGCAGACCCGGGCCGAGAACCAGGACCTGGAGTGATAACCCCGCTCGATCCGCTGTACGACGCCATCCGGGCCGGCACGCTCGAGCCCGACATGGCCGAGGCCGCCAAGTCGGCCAGCCCTCTGTGCCTGGCGATGTCAGTTGATGATCGGGTGCACGACTACCCGCACGTACGTCTGTTCGACCATTACATCGTCAGTCTGTGCAACCTGCAGATGTACCCCAACGGGCCCGGACCACCTCCTGATGTGTGGATCCGTGCCACCGAAGGTCGTGGCCCCTGGAAGCTGCTGGGCCAGGGGTCAGAAGCGGCCACCACTGACAAGGCGTTCTGGGCGGCGGAGATGCAGCTCACCCGCCCCGGCACCGGGCCTGAGGCCGACGAGGCCGACACCGTGGTGCGCAAGCTGCTACTTGTCAGCCCGCCCCGGCACGGCAAGTCGACCGAGGTCACGGAGTGGACGCCCCGGTGGTTCCTCACTCGCTACCCCCGAGCTCCGGTCCTCATCAGCACCTACTCCGGTGACTTCGCCGAGAAGTGGGGGGCAGCCCACAAGGACTTCCTCGAGAGCGACCTGGCCAAGGACATGCCGCTCGCTGCCGATGGCGAGCCGCTCACCTCGCTCAGCGCCACCAACGCCAACATCAGCTTCCGGTCGGGCAAGGACGTGGGCGAGATCAACTACCGGGGCCTGGCCGGCGCCACTACGGGTACCGGATTCGTGCTCGGCATCATCGACGATCCGTTCAAGGACTCCGAGGAGGCCCTGTCCCCGGCCTATCGAACAGCCAAGAAGAACTGGTACACCTCGGTGTTCGAGTCCCGGGAGACCAACATCAAGAACCTGCCGCCTCCGGTGCAGGTGATGATGCTGACTCGCTGGCACGAGGACGACCTGGCCGGGGCCTTCGCCCTGGAAGAGGATGGTGAGACCCCCAAGCCGGGATGGGCTGTGCTGCGTCTGCCTGCCTTGGCGGAGCCCGGTGGCAGCGACCCTCTGGGGCGCCAGGAGGGCGAATCGCTGTGCCCCCAGATGATGTCGAAGGACACACTCGAGCAGCGCCTGAACAACGATCCGGTGTGGTTCAGCTGTGTGTACCAGGGGTCCCCCATCCACTCCCAGGGCAACATGTTCCGCAAGACCCTGGAGCACGAGGGCAGCCCATCGACCTTCCACCACTACCGCTACGACTACCAGACCAGGACCTACCGAGGACCAGGGGAGCAGTCGGTGCTGGCCACCGATCCGGCCACGGTGCACTTCATGATTGTGGACCTGGCCGCATCGAAGAAGACCCAGGCCGACTGGACGGTGTTCACCAACTGGGCCTTCGACCCCTGGAAGAACCAGCTGATACTCGTGGATAGGTTCAAGGATCGTTTAAGTACAGACGATCACCTTCCAAAGTTGGAGCTGTTCCTTGAAGCTCAGCGACCGGAGGCCGAGCCCCTGGTGATTGGGATCGAGGCCAAGACCTACGGCACGAACCTGATCAACGACATCCGCACCTCCAAACCCGACTGGGTGATCATCCCCATCAAGGCCGAGTTCGACAAGATCACCCGCAACACCCCGTACTCGGTAGCGACCAACACCGGCCACGTCTGGTTCCCCGACCCGCTGTACGTGCCGTGGGGGGTGAACTGGGAGAACGAGCACACCAACTTCCCTCGGGGCACTCACGACGACCAGGTCGACAACGGGGGTTACGCCTGGATCCACAGCCGCACCTACCTGCGCCCAGGTGAAACGCCACCGGGCGAGGAGCCCGAGGACCTGCCCAAGGAGAGCCACGTGCAGCGCAACATGCGCCAGCTGCGCCGGCAGGGCGGGAAGGAGCACCCCTATGACCAGATGCTCCGCCTCGTAGGTGCCCAACGGCGCTGAGAAGCACCACAACCCCCGACCGGAGCCAGGGGTTGTGGGGCGGGAAGCAGGATTGTCGTCCTGCAACCGAGGGGGAGAGTAGACATACCAAGCCATCCCCGGTGCCTATGAGCGCACTGAGCTGCGCTGACCTCCATCCGGTGCTACCCGGACCGATGGTCCTCGTCCACCCGACCGCTTGGCGCAGGTGCCGCTGACGTTGGTCCTCATGTCGCCTTACCGCCCAGCCTCCCTGTAGCGGTTATTCAGCCATTCCCTGGAGCCACCGTCGCAGCTCCATGAGAGAGATGATAGTGGAACATGTCCGCCCGGACAAGTTAGAATTGGGCCATGGTTGCTGAAGGTGAGCTCGATCCGAACATCCAACACTGCCGGGGGTGTGCATGCGAGATGTTCGCTCGGGACCTGATGATGGTGAAGATGTCACACCAGTTGGTGCATGAACTGAGCGCACAGGGCTGGTCCAGGCCGGTGCAGCTCCGAGTGGATCCGGTGCACAGTGAGGGGTACTGGGAGCTATCGGTCAAGACGGCGGAGAACGGTCGCCGAGACATGGTCACCCGAGCCATGCTCGACACCCTCACCCAGCCGATCACACGGTGATGATCAAGCTGAGCAGGCTGAGGAGACGATCCGAGTGTCCTGTGTGCTTGGGGGATCTGTACCCCACGCTGCTTGGCAGGTGGAAGTGTGATGAGTGCGATGGTCCGACGTGGACGCTCCGGGATCTCGGGACCGCCAAGAGGCTGAGGAGTGAAGGGAAGATATGACCTGGCACAAGCGCAACGACTTCGAGCAGGGCTCGGTGATCCCCCACCGCTGTTTCGTCTACAACCGCAAGCTCGATCCCGACGAGCACTTCATCTTCCGGCTGGGCGACATCCAGACCGAACGGGGCTATCTCGACATCTGCCCCACGGCCGTGCGGGAGATGGCGGCATCGATGGGCATGGCCACCGCTGAAGAGCTCGACAAGGCCAAGGACGAGGCCAAGGGCTACCTCGAGCGAATGCGGGAGATGGAAGGCCAGGTCAACCGCTCTCGCCTCGACGTGGTAGTTGAAATCGCAACCAAGCTGGACTCCGAGCGGCGCAAGACCCGCCGCTATCGGGCGACGATCGAGGAGCTCAACAGAGAACTCGGCCGGGACTCCCCCTTCAAACATGGCCCCAAACACCCAGATGGGGAGATCCCGGCCGGACTTCTGGTGGACGTACTGAGGGACCTGCAGGAGGATGTGGAGGAGACGACATGACCTATGCCCTCATCGTCCTCGCCGTAGGTGTCTCGGCCACGCTGGTGTTGGCCACCCGCTACGTCTTCCGCCACATGGGGGTGCTGACCGACCAGAACCAGCTCCTGATGTCGGCTCTGATGGCCACGAAGAACAGCCCCTACGCTGCGGTGGCGGCTGACATGGTGCACTCCGGTCTCGATGACGACGACGAGACCGATGTTGTCCCTGGTAGCAGCTACCCACCACCGGATCGGCTGGGGGGTGGACACCTCCTAGGCACCGGAGGGTCTCCACTAGGCTAGACACATGGATAACGTTCGGGAGTTGTACCGCAAGGCCGCCCGGGACACCCGAGACGCCAGCCAGAACTACTGGCTGAACACTGGGTTCCTCAGTGGCTACCAGTGGATCTGGTGGAACCCCTCGGCTGACAACCCTGAGGAGCTCCCGGTAGACGACCGTCTGCGCATGGTCAACAACCGGATGGCGGCCAATCACCGGACTCTGATCTCCGGCCTGATGCAGCGCAACATGGCGTACGAGGTGTTCCCCAACGGGGCCAACGATGCCAGTGCTCAGGCAGCTCATGTGGCTGAGGAAGTGCTCTACGCCCTGGCCTTCGCCCACAACTGGGAGCACCTGCGGGAGGTGCTGTACACCACAATGCTCAAGGGTGGCACCGGCATCATCGCCGTCGATTGGGACGACAAAGCCCTGGACACCGTCGAGACGGCGCTCTCCATCATCGAAGCCGTGGTCGAGCCCGGGTGTCGGGATCCGGAGACTGCTCGGTGGTGGATCAAGGCCCAGGTGCACCACCCCGAGGAGGTGCAGTCGATGTTCGGGCTGTCGGAGCCTCCACAGGCTGATGCCTCGAATGGGCTCAACCCCTTGGCCGAGCGGCTGCTCGAAGGTCACCTGGGGGTGGAGAAGCTCAACCCACTCACCCTGGTGCTCACCTACTACGAGCGGCCCAACCCCTTGAATGAAGAGGGCCGGGTGTGTGTGGACGTGGGTGGCAGGCTGATGCAGGACATCCCCTGGCCCTACCCGTTCACCGATCGCCTCAACCTGGTGGTGGGGACTGAGACCGTGTCGGACCATCAGTGGTGGGGAGAGACGATCTACTCCCAGGCTCGCCAGCTACAGGTCCAGCTCAACTTGGCGGAGTCCAACCTGAGTGAGCACCTACGGGACGCATCGGTCTCCCGCATGCTGGTGCCCCACTCAGCCGTGCGGATCATGCAGTCCATGAACGACATCCCGGGCTACATGCACCCCTACCCCGATGGTCTGACACCCCCGGCCTGGCTCAACCCTCCTCAGCTCCCCGCCTGGTTGCAGCGCATGCCCGAGGATCTGAAGATCGACATCGACGACATCATGGGCGTGCACGATGTGAGTCGAGGCAAGGCTCCGGTCAATCTCGAGAGCGGTACTGCGCTCTCCATCCTGGCCGAGCTCGATGGCACCCCTCAGGGACGTCTCCTGAAGGTCGGTGCCGGTATGTTCGGTCGTGCGGCCTCCATGGTGCTGCAGATGCAGGAGGCCTTTGCCAAGGGCAAGAAGCTCCAGGTCATCGAGACGGGAGAGGGTCCGGTGGCTGTGGAGTGGGAGGGCGGGGACATCAACGGTCAGTACAACGCCCGTATCCCCCTCGAGAGTGTCATCCCCCGCAGTCGGGCCGCCATGCAACAGCTCGGTCTCAAGCTCTTGGAGATGGGGTTGATCACCCAGCTGGAGGACTTCGTTCGCTTCATCGAGATGCCGGGCCGACGCCACCTGGTCAACGCTCTGAACCACCACGTGGCCAAGGCTCGAAGGGAGAACGCTGCCATGACCAAGGGGTCTGTTGATCTCCCCGCCACCTTCGACGATCACGTGGCCCACATCACCGAGCACAACGCCTTCCGAACCACCCCGGCGTACGAGATGCTCGACCCAGAGCAGCAGATGGTCGTGGACACTCACGTCATGAGTCATGAGACTCTGGCCAACGAGGCCATGGGCAAGCAGGTGGGCCGGGTGGAGGCCAACCCCGCACTGGCTGCGGTGCCTTCGGCCGATGAGGACATCCCGGTGCCCGAGGCGGCAATGGCTCCGGAGATGGCCCCACCTCCTGAAGAGGCCCCACAGGACCCCGCCGCTGCGGTGGACGCCATGATGGGGCTGTTGTGAGAAAGGGAACATGAGCGGACTGGACAATGCAACGCCTGAACAGTTGAGGGCTGAGATCTCCCGGCTTCGGGACGAGAACGCCAAGCGGAGGCAGGAGGCGGCCACCTACCGGGATGCGTTCAGTGGATTGCCAGAGGACGAGCAGCGAGGGTTGTTGCACCTCGTTACCGTCTTCACCGAGAACCCCTCAGCGGGAGCTGAGCTGTTCCGTGAACTAGCGGACTCTGTACTGGGAACCCAGGACAGCAAGGAAGGAACTGAGATGACCGAGAAGGACAGCGCACTCCCCGTCACCGGGTTGACCCAGGACTCAGCGCCAGCTGCACTGCCCCCGGAGGTACTCCAGATGGTGGAGTCCCTGCAGCAGGAGGTTGAACAGCTCAAGGCCGAGCGGGAACAGATGACGCAGGCACAGGAGGCCGAGGGTGTGGCCCAGCTGGAGGAGTGGCTCGATCAGCACGGGTACTCACCTGGCACCCCTGACCGGGAAGAGTTCCTCGTCATGGCCGAGATGGCCAAGGGCAATCTGGAGCTGGCTGATCGGATGTATCGCCAGCTGCCGAAGGACCAGGTGGAGGGCGAGCCGCCAGTCGAAGGTGAACAGCCTGCCCCCGAGGCCGCACCCCCCACCCCGGAGTTTCCGGTGACAGCTGCTGCCGGCACCACCGGTGGTCCTCACCTGGACGCCAAGGCTCAGGGCGACGAGCTGGACTACAACGACAAGGAGGCGGTGAATGTTGCAGCTTTGAAGTATCTGGAGGGGCTGCAGCAAGCCTCTACCACGTAGGACACGTTCGCATATAGAATCAAGATTGGCCAGTGATGCGTAGGCCGTTGATAGAGCCGGACACTTCTACGAGTTGGTCCTCGGGTGTCCGGCTCTTCTGTTCGTGATAATCTGAGCGCATCCCGGGGTGGAGCTGGACTCCCCCGAGGCGTGGCAGGGGCTGGACCCCGCAGAGCTTGTCGGGTAACCACATCCGTACGTCTCAAGCGAAAGGGTTTGCCCCATGGCACACCTCGATCTCTCTGCTGCCGCAAACGTGATGAAGGACTTCTACCTTCCTCGTCTGCGGTACCAGCTCAACGACAAGCTGAGTCCCACGTTCTCCCAACTCGAGCAGAGCTCCCAGAACGTCGTGGGTACTCAGGTCATCGGTTCGGCCCACACCGGCCGGAACCCCAGCTCGGCCTCGATTCCCGAGTACGGGGACCTGCCCACCATCGGCCGGCAGGGCTACGAGAAGTTCACCAGCGATCTGGCCTACCACTACGGCCGAGTCGGCTTCACTGGTCAGACCATGCGTCGGGCTGTGGCTGACGCTGGTGCCTTCGTCAACGCCACCTCCCAGGAGATGGAACGGCTCATCATCGACCTGAAGCAGATGCTGAACCGGCAGATCTTCAACGACAAGGAGGGCTACGTCATCAAGGCCAGCGGTGATGACACTGCTGGTGTGATCCCGGTGGCTGGGGCCACTCGGGAGAACTGGCTGTCCATTGTCGTAGGTATGGAGGTCGACATCGGTCCCGCTACCGATGCCAAGACCAAGGCCGACGGCACCGTGATCACGGCCTACGATCGGGCGGCAGAGACGGTCACCGTCTCACCCCAGCCTGGGTCGGCTCTCGACGCCAACGACTACATCCGGATCCACGACTCGTACGACGACACGGCCGACCGCACGGTGGAGTCCACCGGCCTTCGGGAGATTGTCAGCACTGGTGATTCCCTGTTCGGAATCAACGGGGCCACGGTCAACCTGTGGAACTCGTACGTGGATGACAACTCGGGCACGAACCGGGAGCCGACGGAGGACCTCTTCATCGAGGCCATCGACGAGATCTCGATCGACTCGGGCATGGTGCCGAACCTGGCCGTTGCGCCGCACGCTGTGTGTCGGCGCTACGCCTCGACGCTGCAGTCGCAGAAGCGGTTCGTCGACAACCTCGTGCTCAAGGGTGGCTACTCAGCTCTCCCGATCTCGAGCGGCGAGGGGGAGATCGGACTGGTCTCCGACCGCTACTGCACCGGCAACACGGCCTTCCTGATCAACACCGCCAACCTCACCTGGAACAAGGCGGCTGATTGGGAGTGGATGGACGAGGACGGCTCCGTGCTCACCCGTATCACCGACAAGGACGCCTACGAGGCGACCATGTTCAGCTACTGCGAGCTCACCACCGACCGGCGCAACGTGCACGGCCGGATCAACGACCTCCTGCCGAGCTGATCATGGCTCTCACCTATGCGAAGACTGACATGGGCTTCATGGGCGACAAGCGCTACTGGTTCGGCTTGGTGACCTTCGACAACGCCTATCCAGCAGGTGGGGAGGCCATCACCCCAGCGGACTTTGGACTTCCCACCAGCATCCAGCACGTGCTGGTGACCAATGCCGGTGGGGCTACGGACCACATCCCTCATTGGGACGTCGCCAACTCGAAGCTGCAGTTGGTGGATCTGACCACCGAGGTTGAGACGGTCACCGCTGACCAGTCATCCACCACCGTCCACGTGATGGTGTTCGGCTACTGATCTGAGGGCCCTCCCCTATCCGCTGGGGGAGGGTTCTCAACCCAGCTACTGCCCCAATCCGGCGAGGAACGGAATCCCCGACTCGGTCTCACCGATGGCGTTCAGCTTCTGCTGTAGCCGGGCGTCGTAGATCTCATCGGGGGTGATGTTCTCCGCCGACGGGGCGGTGTAGTTGTCGAATCCGAGGGCACGCTGCTCGGGAGCGGTGAACATCACTTCGCTCATCCACTCGTCCAGCTGCTCCTGAGTCGGGGGGTAGCCGAACCCGACGATCATGGTCACCAACAGCTCGGCCTTCTTGGCCGACCACTTCTGCTGGAACTTGATGAGCTCGTCTGGGGTCATCAGCTCGTAGCTGCGGGTCTTGGTCAGGGAGTCTTCCCCGGCGATCATGGCCTGCTCCTGGCGATTCATCTTGCTGAGGAGCTCCTGGTAGATGAGGCCGTCGGCGTAGCCGGCTTCTCGCATGTCCCGCACCATGCGCTCGTACTCTTCGAGCATGGGGAAGGTCTGCTGGATATCGAGGATCGAGGTGCCCATGAAGTCAGCCAGAGTGGTGAGTCGGTAGACGCTCTGCTGGTAGAGCTCTTCCTCGGTCTGCTCCGGGCCGCCAGACAGGTACCGGTTGCGCTGGAAGCTGGGCTCGATACCCAACTCCCTGACGTGGCGAACGAAGGCACCTGACTCCCGAAGGAGGAGCTCGTACTCCATCTCCTTGGTCACTGGCTTGCCCAGGGCCTGGAGCGCCGACATGATCTCCTGAATCCTGCGAGCCTTCTCCTTCTCGTCGAACTCCGCCCGCTCACCCCCTGGCACGTTGATGCCATAGGCTTCCAGCACGGTGTTGGGCACCATCCCCATCAGGTCTTGGCGTTCCTCAGCTGACAGTGGTTCCCCATCGAGGGTGTTGTAGATCAGGTACTCAACAGCCCGGTTCTCGGTGTACGCCTCGCCGGCCTTCATGAGGTCGTCGATACTGGGCACCACATCGGAGCCGAGTCGACGCTGCGTCTCCCCGAGGGACTCGCTCAGCTCGTAGGTGAGACTGTTCATGTTGCGGGTGATCTGGTCGGGATCGGACATCCCAGTCACAGCGGTGAAACCGAGCAGGGTGTTGAGCAGTCGGGCACTCTCCAGCACTTCGTCGTCTGGGGGAGTCCGACCCCCGTACTTGTTGAGGAGGGCGTTGTAGTAGTCGTCGGAGTACTCGACCTCCCGCTTCACCTTGGTGGCGGCGGGGATGAACATGTCCACCAGCCGCAGGTATCCATCGAGCCAGTCCTTGTCGATGTCGGCCAGAGATCCTCCGATGAAGAGATCCTCCTGGGTGGCCTGCTCGGCGAAAGTCTTGACGGACTCTACGGGCCCGCCACTCAGCAGGGCCAAGGCATTGCTCAGCTGTTCCCGGTAGATCTCGGAACGTTGAGCGAACTCGAGGCTGTCTCGGTCCCCACCTTGTTGGTAGGCGAAGGCGAAGGGGGACTTGAGGGCGGAGGCTAGGGAGTCGATGACCTCGGCCGAAGCAACGAAGGGGGAGTCCACACCAGCAACAAGCTTGTGCCCCTGCTCGTTGGTGTAGAGACCCATGGTGGAGGGCACCCAGCTGGGGATGCGCTCACCTCCGGGGAGGATGGCCCCCGGGTCCACTCGACCATCCTCGTCGTACCCCCCGAAGCCCAGGACCTGGCGCTCGAACTCCTCGACCACCCGCTGGGCGTTCATCACCTTGCCCGGCTGCGTCATGATGATTCGGGCCTGGAGCGCAGTGTTCTTGCGGGCGAAAGTGTAGAACCGGTTGAACATGCGAAGGTAGGCGGTCTCTGCCCCGGTCAGGTCTCCGTAGTCGAACAGGAAGGTGCGCACCCGCTTGGCTGCATCCACCCCGTTCATGCCCTTGTTGATTCGACCGTCGATGAAGAGGGCCAGCCTGGCGTTGTTCTCGATCGCAGAACCAATGGTGCGACCGGAGCGCAGGAGGATGTGCTCCTGGTCGAAGGGGTTGAGGTTGGCCTTGTTGGCGAGCCCCTTGCCAGCGCCCTTGAGGGTGTCGGAGGCGGTGAAGATGTCGGCCACCTGGCCACCGAGGATGCCGAACTTGCGGGCCTCGGTCAGCATGTCGACCTCGGCGGGGGTGGCTCCGAGCTTGCGCAGGGCGTCAGGCAACGTGATGTGCTCTGAGTCGATGGCCTTGCGGGCATTGGCGTACAGCCGCTGGAGGTCGAATGCCTCCTTGAAAGCGCCAGGGCTCCTGAAGCCGGCCAGCATCATGTTGAAGATGTTGCCGACAGCGTTCCGGGCGTGGAATCCGAAGCCCCCCACGAGGGGCACCGTGGCCCAGGCCCCCCACACGTTGTTCCAACCGGTGAGACCCCGTTGCAGCCAGTTCAGGGCGTTGGGATCTCGAACGATCCTGATCACTCGAGAGATTTCGTCATCGATCTCAGTCCGCATCCAGTACTGGGTGCCGTCGGGCAGCTCCCGCATGCGGTAGTCCGCCCCGGTCCTGGCGAAGTCCTTGTCATCCATCGACTTACGCAACAGGGTGGAGGTGTTGTCGTCAGAGTTGCGGGCAATGTAGGCCAGGGGTCGACCATCGATGTCGGTGAGATCGGTCATCCCCCGGATCATGTCCATCCATGCCCGGGCCTCGTGTGCCTCTCTCGAGCGGAAGAGCATGGCTCGGACGGGGTTGTCCTCATACAGCTTGAACCCGTCGGTCCCGCTGAGGCCGGACTCTCGCAGCATCTTCTCGGCTGCCTCATTCACCTCGAAGATGTTCTGGGTGTCACGCATGAAGGAACGGCCTCGGGCATGGCCGGCCTGTTCCAGGGGGTTGGCCCGGAACATACCTACGTCCTCGGTGTCGCCCAGGAGTCCCAGCTTCCTCATGACTTTGGCCTGTTCCCGGTTCACTCCCCTGCTGGCCTGGCGGCGGGCCCACTTGATAGCTTCCTCCGTGTGCGCCCGAGGCAGGTAGCCCTTGAGCTCCAACATCACCTGCTCATCGAAACCAGCGGCGATGGAGAGGTCGAAGATGTCCTGTCGTACGTCCCGCAGCACCTGAAGCAGGGTTGCGCTGTTCTCCAACCCATCGCGGGCGGTGCTCTCGATCAGATCATCGATCTGATCTGGAGATCGAGAGAGCGCATCGTTGAGCCAGCGGTCGAGATCCTCGGACCCCGGAGTTCGAGCGGCCATCTCCTCGGCGGCATCGTCGTAGAGCTTACTGCGGCCGTTGTGGATGCCTAGTCTGTTGACATGGTCGGTTACCGCTTCCCGCTTGGCACGTTCTATGGCCGTGAGATTCTCGATGTCAAGAGCGATGTCATCGCCCAGTGCCTGGGCTCTACGGAGGGGGGCCCGAGGGCTGAACGTGTCAGAGATTCGGCGCAGCCAATGCCCAATTGTGTCCTCTCGGAGCGTTAGGGACCGGAGTCCCTTCACCCCGAAGGTCTCCTTGGGCATGAGGATCGTGGGCTTCTGGAACACATCGATGTTCCGGAGCACTCTGGCCCGAGCGAGATCACTGAGATCGAAGGGATTGAGGGCCTCAACCACCCGCAGCAGGGGAGCATCGACAGCTTGTTGACGGATGGCATCGACGGGGTCACTGAGCCTGCCGGTGGGTGGGGCGGCGTCGTCGAAGATGTAGCGGGCGTCGTAGGCCCACTCCTCGTCGTACCAGCGTCGCCAGTCGGCCACGGCATCGTCCCCGAGCAGTAGTCGACCGAACTGTTCCAGGGAGTCGAAGACATCGTCCGGACGCTGGGACACCTCCCGGGCGGCGGCGTCGATGGCATCGTCACCTACCTGACGGGAGGGCCCGGGGGTGCGTTGCAGTACCTCATCGAGGAAGCCATAGGGGTCCTCGTCTAGGCGTTCGGTGAACACCGACCACTTGCGGATCTGGTCGTGGAGCTCCTCTGGTAGAGCTGACCCCTCGTAGGTCCTGATGAAGTGGAGCAGCTCGTCGGGGCTCTTGACATCAGCGATGTGGCGCACCTCGTCTACCCAGGCATCCCCCCGAGCTAGTCGAGTGTCTATGAACCCGAGCGTGTCGTAGAAGCGGGTGAGGGGGACAATCGGGCGGTTGCCGATTCTGATAGCGGGGAACAGTCCCCGCTCAGTGGCCTTCATCATCCGGTCCACTCGAGACTTGATCAAGGCTTCGGTGAGCTTCTCGGTGTTGTCGATCTCCTTGGTCAGGTGTTGGAGCACCTCACTGGGGTGACGTCGGAAGTTCTTCTTCACCAGCTGCCAGTTGGATGGGTTGGCCACCGCCCTCTTCTGGTACTGCGTGAATGCTTGCCGGGCGGACAATTGGTACACGTCCTCGAGATCGGCGAAGCGGGCCCCGTTGCGCATTCGTTGGCCAGCCACTTGGGCCAACCTTTCAGGGCTCTGACGTAGTGCCGAGATGGCCACCTTGGATGAGGTGTTGGTGCCGAGGGTCGTCCAGGTGAGGGGGTCGATGAGGATCATGCCGACCAAGTCGGCGACATCCCCCAAGAATCCCCCGGCTTCGGGGTCGATGCCGGCGAACTCCCGCAGGTTGGCGTCCCCCGACAGGTCAGCATCGGGCACCCACACACCGTCAGCTGTAGTGATACCACGGGAGGGGCTGATGCCGTATGGGTTCTCCTTGCCAGCAAGTCTGGCGGGGAAGTTCCCCACTGAGCCGATGGTGCGCAGAGCAGAGCTTCCGGCGTGCTTCAGGTAGTCCCCGGCAATCTGGTTCTCTTCACTACCACCCACGAACGCATCGAATCCCTGGCCGACAGCGCCCGCGATCCCGGCGATGGTGTGGAGGTAGCCCTGTTCAACGTCGTTCAGGGTCTCCAAGAACTGGAGCGGGATCTTGACCAGCGGGAAGTTGAGGAAGCTGGCCATCTTCCCCTCACCCTGGGGTGGCCCCTCCTCCAGCACCTGCTGTATGTGCTCTTGTTGGCTTGACAGCCAGTCAGGTCCCAGTCGAGCCTCGAGGTGTGGGGCGAGACGGGCACTGTGCTCGGACAGGATCTGGGCACCTTGAGCTCGGGCGGCCTGCTCGTCCTCGCTGTCGCCCTCGATCATGAGAAGAGCGGCGGCGGTGTAGGCGATGTCCTGGAAGTTCTCGGCGGTCAGCTGCTCACCTTGGCCGGACTTGCGGAGGGCTTCCTGGGCTCGTTCAACCACGGCCATGGACTCCTGCTGGAGTCGCATGGGCTCGTACTTCTGCACCAGGCGCTGGTACGCCTGCTCTTCTGCAGTGCGCTGTACCTGCTTCTCCTGGGCCGCAGCGTAGAACCGAGCTGGCTCATCGCTCCGAGCCAACTGGTTGAACTCCTGCTCAGTGAGGGGGTTGTCCGTGTAGACGGCCGCTCGTTGGGAGTACTGCTGGTAGTTGAGGGGGGTGGTGTTGGGTACCCGAGTGACCGGCGTGGCTTGTTCGAGGACAGCGTCCTTGGCTGTGGGTGCGAACCCCTTGGCTCGGGCCGTCGCTCCGGGGACAGTCTTGGCGGTCCTGATGATCTGCTTCAGGATGTCCTCGTCGTCAGCCACGACTACAGGCTACAACAGTGGGAGTTTGGCCCTGTCAGCGGAATCTGGACATGAAGGACCGCACCCCGGGTGACAGCTGTGGCTGCTTGGCCTTTGGTCGTACACCCCTGAGCTGGAACCCAGCCACGCTGGTTGAGGGTCGAGAGGATCCCGATCCGGCCATGGCCTGGATGTTCCGGATAGATGAACTGGCGAGACGTCCAATGTCGCCGCCGAGGGTCACCCCGGTGTAGTCCTCGAGTGTCCCCTGGGGCACGGTGAGGGCCCCGGAGAACCCAGATCCGGAACCCCCACGCCTGCCCCCGCCCCCGCCACCACCACTCCGGACAGGAGGTCGAGCCCGGAGTGCATAGGGGCGGGTGTTCAGCTGGAGCTCACGGCCACGGCTCTCGAACATGTCCAGATTCTGACCATATTGGGTAGCGCCTGAACGGTCAGCAGCGGCCTGGTCCATGTAGGTCCCGATGCTGCTGGAGGCCGTGCCGTAGTAGGCCCCCTCGGCTTCACGAAGGGACTTGATGGCGGCCATGGCCACGTCGAGGTGCTCGGTGTGTCGGTCGGAGATGGACTGGATGAGAGCTACTGGGGCATGTGAGGAGATGGCCTTGGGTGTGTCGCCCTTGGCCTCTTGGATTGCTTGGCGGGCTTGGTCGTAGATCTCGTAGCCCTCGGTGCCAAGCTCGGCCACGGCGGTGAGCACCTTGATCTTCTCAGCTCGGATGTTCTGAGCCTGCTCACCACTGGAGTAGGGATTCTTGGGCGTCGAGGAGAGTGCCATCAGAAGTACCTCGTGGTCCCAGTGCGGTGCTCAGGCGCAGGCTTCGGCGGGCGGGCCACCAATCTGGGTGTGTACTTGGGTGTTACCGGTCCCGGGGTGAGAACCATTGTCGATGTGGGCGTCCTCCTTGCAGGTGGGGAGTAGATCAAGGACCCACCACCGCCTCCACCGCCTCCACCGCTTCCCCCACCGCTGGAGTTGTAGAGCGCCTGCAGTCTGGCCTGCTCAGCCAGCCAGTCGTCCCGCTGTTGCTTGGCCAGGGCCTCGGCCCGAGCCTGGCTGGCCATCTGGAACTCACGATCAGCGATCCGAGCCCGGGCCGATATCTCCTGCTCGGCCCTCGACTGGGCCAGCTCGGCCAGTACATTCTGCGCCTGACGGTTGGCCTCGGAGGACCCCTCCGCCAGGTTGAACTCCGACCGAGCCCGCTGTTCGTTGATCTGCTGGATCAGATCTGCCCGCTCCTCCAGTCGACCACCGGAGCGGAACATGCCACGAGACCCGAACTCATCGTTGACATCGTCAAGTCCCCGCTCCTGGGCGTTGGAGAACTCAGACATCTGGATGGCGTGGGATGCACGAAGGGCTGCCAGTCGACGAAGGCGCTCTGCCTCGGTCATGGCTCGACGACTCTGAAGCGTTCGGAGAAACGCCTGGAACCCAGGATCTGAGTCGAGGATGCTCATGCTCACACCTTAGCTGAAGGGCTGGAATGCTCCCGGGGCTGGGGGGTTGGGGATCGTACGTCCGGCGATGTCGGCGGCGATGTAGAAGGAGAGATCGCTGACTGATTCACCTGTACCTGAGTGGATTGATGGGGTGGCCAGATCGAATGCTGATCCCTTCCCGTAGGTCGACCACTCGGCGTCACCCGCTACCCCGATGGCCGGCACAGTGGCGATGAAGTCGGTAGCCGCAGCATCTACCTCCCCATCAGCGGGGGATGCCTGATCGCAGAGGTTGTTCCTCAGGTCGAAGGTGTCGGTGATGGTGGAGGGGAAGGCGGTGGGTCCGGCTCCATAGCCTGCTGATTGGAAGGTGTCGTCGCACCAGAAGGTGTTGTTGACGAACCAGGTCGGGTCGGTACGCCACTCCGCTATGGCCTCGGTGTCGTTGGCCCCAGCTTCGGTTCGAGCTCGAACAGCGGGGTGAGTGCCTGTTTGGGGCCAGGCCCAGAAGACGTTGTTGGCACATCGAATCCCCGACACGGAGAACTGGAGCATGTAGTGAACAGAGCCAGCGTCCACGTTGGTGGTGTCGAGGTCCCACACCCGGTTGCCCTCGATGTAGATCTCGGGGTCCCGATCGAAGAGCGTGCCGTCCCGATCCGTGGTGGAGGAGTCCACGTAGTAGATCTGCATGGCGGCACCGCTGTTGGCGTGGCCGATGAAGATGTCATTGTCGGTGATGAAGATATTCCAGGCCCCGGGCTTCACATCGATGCCATCGGAGGTGTAGTCGGTGACGGAGTTGCCCCGCACCCAGGCGTACTGGGCGTAGCTCTTGTGGCTACCACCGGCTCCGTAACCGAGGTAGATCCCCTCGCCTGGTGCTACACCGGTCCGGACTCCGACTCCGTCGATCGTGTTCTCCTCGATCACGAAGTACTCCGAGTAGCCCCACTCGTTCCCAGTCCCCGCTGGAGGTGTGCCCCCGGAGTCAGCAATGGCCTGCCACCAGCCCTGCGCTGCGATGCCGGCGTCACCGATGTTGTCGACGTCGCAGTAGGCGATGTAGGCGGGGTTGGAGGCAGTACCTCCCCAGTTCTGGGCACGGATGCCGAACTGGCCGTCCCGCACGTTGAAGCCGACAGCCCACACATGGCGACAGTTCTGGAGATCGAGAATGGCCTCGTTGCTCGAGGTGTCGTTGTCGTCGAGGTAGACCCCGTCGGCGCAGGTCACGATGATCGGTAGACCGGCCGTCCCACCCAGATCACTGGGAGAGGCGGTGAGGTTGGCACCGGAGATCCCGTAGAGGGCTCCTCGTGCGTTCACCCCCGGGGCAGGATCGAACCCCGTGGTCACCCGCACCAAGTCCCCGGGCACAGCGTTGTTCATGGCCGTGGTCCAGGTTCCGGAGCTTGTGACGTTGCGAGTGGTGCCCCCGGTGGAGCTCACCCAGTCGTCGAGGATGCCGTCGAGCTGTGATCGTGTGATGGGGTAGCTGCCGGTGTAGCCCAAGGCCCCGAGTACGTGGTTGGGGGCTCCAGCGGTGGCCAGGGTGTTCTGAGAGCGGAAGGCCACGGAGTGGAACGGGGGATCCGGAGCAGGGGTGGGGGAGTTGGTGTTGATCCGCCCCACCAGTTCCTGCATCCACTGGTCCCAACGCTGACCCCACTCCCCCATGCTCGGGGGTGCCATGAGCCAGTCAGGCTGTTGATCACTCAATGGATTCTCCTCCCGGAGAGCTCGGTCTCGACCATGATCCTCTCGACTCCAACGGCTTGTAGTCCGGTGAGGTGGACCTCGCTCCATGACCGGTAGGGCAGAGCCCCGTTGGGCACAGCCACGATTCGGAAGGGCTGACCCAGCCCATCAGCGTCGAGATCGGCTGCCAACGTGGAGAGGTTGGTGTCGAGAGTACAGGTGTGGTTGGTGGTGCTCTCCGAGTCCTGGATGCTCACGGTCATGGCCACATCATCGAACACTGACCCCGAGGAGTTCTTGAAGTACCGACCATCGATGGTGACCTGTCGAACGGCTATGTCCAGATCTGGATCATCGATGCGGGGAGTGAAGATCTTCCCCACTACGGTTCCTGCTGGCTGGGTACCAGTGGCATCGACGTATGGGGACGGGCGCTTGTAGTCTACGAACCTCCAATAGACCTCCCAGTCCCAGTTGCCTCCCCCTGCGTCCACAGGGATACCCAGGTACTCCCGCCGTAGGTTGTCGAAGGATCGGATCTGCATCCGGTCATCGAATGGTGTGGAGATCTCACTCCAATCCTCGTTGGTCCACACCCCTCTGGTCATGTTCGCCGCTGTACCCAAGTTGAACTGGGGGACGGTGATGGTGGCGTGTCTGGGGTTGGCACAGATGGGAGACCGACGGAACTCCCCGGCCAACCACAGGGGTCTTCCCAGATGGTCGAGGGTGGTGGAGTCGATGACCCCGTCGGCGTTGACTATGCACACTGCGCTGAAGGCGTGGTCGACGAAGAGTCCGTAGTCCTGAAACCGGGCGCCGTTGTCGTCCGTGGCAGGCCTCTGGTTCCGACCTCGGTGGTGCAAGAGACCTTTGCTCGGGTCTCCACGCCCCGTCAGGATGTACCAGTGACCCTCTTGAGTCCAGAACAGGAGGTTCGCCCCAATGGACATCATCCCCCGGACTTCGCCATCGACATCGAAGTACTGGGTGTTCGAGCTGAAGGTGACGTACCCGCTGTAGTCGGACTCCTCCACGGGGTCGGAGTAGTAGATCCGGTTGCCCCGGATGTTGGTGTCATCGGACGTGACTGAGGTGACCCCTGTCCAGAAGGATCTCCCCTGGTGGATGATGCTGGCGACGTAGTCCCAGTTCTGACCGGCAGTGATGAACCGACCTACGAGGGGAGTGCCCCCATCTACGATCGTCCCGTTGGAGCCAGAGTTCCCTTCGTTACGGATGAGTCGTCCGTGCACGAAGAAGTTGTACTGGTCGATGGGCTGTATGTCCCCCGCACCGAAGACGGGCCTGGCGTTGTGGTCGGTGCTCGTCCAGTAGGTTGTGGGCGGGTCACCCACGATGTCGTAGTTGAAGGACTTGATGCCACCCCCGTCGAACAACATCAGTGCGGGCCCCGACGTAGCCGCATGAGTGTCATTCCGGTACTGGGCCACCCAGAAGACGGACTCCTTCTCCCGGTCGAACCCCGACAGCACCTGGAACCCGCCCGTAGCGTGGTAACCCCAGCGGAACCAGGCGGGTCTCACGTAGAGGTGACCGTCCTGGTGGATACGCATGTTCTCGATGTAGGCCCGCCGCAGATCATCGTTCCCCTTGAGGAACCCACGAGTACCACGCCTCCAAGTCTCGGCGTCGAAGGTGATCTGCTGCTTGCTCATCTACGTATGTGGCCCAGGAGACGGATGACCTGGCTGTTAGTCAGCGGTCTCTTCTTCCTGGTCTTGGGCGGCATTCCGTAGCCCCTGACCGCAGGGAACTTACCCTCGGTCACCTGAGGATCAGGGTCTTGGTCCTGCGAATACGCCATGGATTCAGGGTACTAGGATCTGCTTCTCCCTGTAGGAGCTCCAGATGCCCTCGGCAGCGTCTCGACTGAGAGACCGGAGCATCTTGTCCTGCTCCTCCTCCAGTGCGGCGTTGCGAGCAGTGATCCTGTCGTAGATGGCCCCCACTCCCTGTCCTCGGATCTGGGCTTCACGTAGTGCAGTGCACAGCTCAGCCACCATCTGCAGCTCACGTCGACCGTTGCCCGGCCGGGACACCGCCACCTTCGGTGGGTCGAAGGCTTCGTCCAAGACGGCCCAGTTGTCCGATCGGGGGACGTACACGGGGAAGAGGAAGGGGTCACCTTCCCACCCGTAGTCGGAGTGTCCGTCTCGGACCGCCTCCAGAAGCCGCCCCTCCACTGGGTGGAGGCCCCACAGTTTCAGCTCCGCTCTTGGTGTGACTCTCATACGAAGTAGTACCCGCTCAGTTGCTCTTCTGCTCTGGTTCGTCGGGGGGTCGTACCCTCCATGCCCCGGATCTGCTCATCGAGGGTGTCCTGCAGGGCCAAGGAGTACTCAGCGAACCTTCGGGACTCGAGCTCCATCATCCGCTCACGCCGAGCCATGAGCACGGCGGTGTAGGAGATGAGGACATCGATCGCCCGGTCGGGCCAGGTGGGCACATCGGAGGCGTTGACCAGCGGGGACTCGTTGTCCTTGATGTAGACGTACTCGATGGCGTAGATCTTGTCTGCAGCCGGGAGCACCTTGAATCCCGCCTCGTAGGTCCAGAATCGAGGACTACCGGTGGACCCGTAGTAGTTGCTGATATCTCTGGCATCGACCATGCGCAGCGAATGGTTGTTGTACCTCATCCGCAGGATCCGTCGCACGTCGTTGGCGAGGGTCAGGTCGTTGGAGTCGACAACGGTGTTGACCGATGCGACCGTCTCCATCCAGGGCCACTCTCGAACCTGGTGGAGCCGTCGTCGAGCTGCGTTGATCAGGTCGGTGAGGTTGTCGTCGGTGAAGAGGGCGTCGGTGTCCGCAACACCGTACCGGAGGCGAATCTCATCCCGTATCTCCGATAGCTGCATGGAAGTCAGCCTACCATTGGCCCTGGTGGGGGGTAGTAGGCTGGCATGGTGCTGGAGATCGTGGTCGGGGTGGGGCTAACAGCCCTGGTTACCATCACCTTCGGCATCGGCCGCTACGTCCTGAGGATGGAGGGCGACTTCCGGGCCCTCGTTCAGAACGTCGGGGACATGAAGGACTACCTGAAGGCGGCGTTCGACGGGATAGGCAGTCGAGTGACCCGCCTCGAGGATCGGATGGACCGCCACGACGAGTGGCACAACAAGCAGCTCTAGATCTCATCCTCGAAACGTTCCCAGGCCGACGGGGCCGGCCAGAGATCAGGCACGAAGTAGATGCCAGCGGCGGAGACGGCACCGAGGACAGGACGGACCCATGCCTCGTTGTCCCCGAGGAACCCGGCATCAGCGCCGCCGTAGAGCATCTGCACGAGGATGCCCAGGAACGCTACGAGGGCCTTGGTCGTTGGCTTCCACATGACCCCACGCTAGCGGTTGCGTGATGCCCAGAGCTTCCAGCGCACGTCGTCGATGGTGACGACACCCTCGTCCATGCGTCGCTGCCAGACACGGGCGAACCCCGTGGGCTCGATCTTGAGGATGTCCCGGTACGCCTCGACTAGTCGACTGTCTAGCTCAGGCTCATCGGGTGTCTCGACGCTCACCTCGTCCCAGCCGGTCTCGTTGAGGATGGTGGCGAAGGACGAGATTGCGTCACCGGGGCAGTCAGTGTTGGCCACCTCTCGGTGAGCTCGTACCACAACCCCGTCGAACCAACCCTCCTCCTGGCCGATCTTCAGCCACCGAGCTCCAGCGTCGTACTGGGCTGCGGTGGGCTCCTCCTCATCAGTGCCGACCAGGAACACCAGCCCGTAGCTGGTGGTGTTGTGTCGAACGGTGTGCCCGCCTCGGATTGCCCAGCCTCGACACTCGTAGAGGGTGCCGTCCCGGCCAGCCGCATGGCTGTAGCCGATATCCCACCAACCCTTCTCGTCCATGTGGTAGTTCTGGATGCCCCGCAACCACTCGGCATCATCGTCGGTGGGTCGGACCGTGCCGGGCCAGTGGAAGAACGCCTTGCTCACCGGCTTGTTGATGGCCGTGGTGCTGACGGGCTCTCGAGCGTCCCAGTCTTGCCTACTCTTCATCGTCATCACTCCATAGTGACAGGGGGATCTTCAGGTAGCGGGTCTTGTGGAGTCCGATCCTGGCCTGGCGGATCGGTGGGGTCGGCTCGCCATCGCAGTTCTGGACCAGGTGCTCACGCAACACCTTCGAGGATCGGAAGGGCATGTCCACCCCGTCCATCTTCGCCTTGTGGGTGGTCTGCGCAGGCGAGACGTAGATGGTCTCGGTCTCCTTGTCGACCCAGATGGCCTGGCAGTCGCCCCACCGCTCGTGCATATCCCGCAGGATCTCCAAGATCTTGTCTCCGGACTCTGCCTCCTCCATCGAGAGCACCGCCGACCAATCGGCTTCGGGCCACTCGATCTCCCCACCCGAGAGGTGGTCGACGAACTCAGCGAGCAGGGACCAGCCGGCATCGAGAATCCCCAGGTTCCATGCCTGTCGGTCGTTCAGGACATCGAGGTACGGGCCGGGGTCTACCTCGGGCGGCGCCATCAGTCGGGAGGGCGTGCCCCGCTGGCCCATGGCTGACAGCCACTGCAGGTACTCAACGGCCAGCAGATCGTCCACAGGGTGGGGGTCCGGCAGGTTGCCCTTGCCCCGGAGGGGTACCACCACCCGGATGAGCCGATCACGGTGGGACTGCTCATCAGCCAGGTCTTCCCCGCTGATCAGCAACGGGGCGTCAGTAGCTACAGCCGCCACCTTGGTCTTGTCGGCGGTGAGCCCGCCCATGACTGAAGGTGTGGCGTTGTAAGCATCACGCATCATCTGGTCGAGGCGCTCGATGGCGGCCTTGCGCCCACCTGGTCGGTACTCGTCGAACCACACCGGAAGACAGTTGGTGCTGCCTATCCGGACGGTCACACCGTGGGGGGTGGTGCTGGTCAGGGAGCTGACCGAGGTCACGTTGTTCATGATCCTGACCATGGTGCTGCAGATGGTGGTCTTCCCGCTGCCGGCAGCCCCGGTGACGAAGCACTGGGGGAACTCGGAGTACAGGGAACGCAGGGGAGCCATGGCCAACCATGCCAGGATCGGTGATGTCACCGACAGCGAGTGCATGGTAAGGAGCCGCATGAGCGTCTTGGCCGAGGCCCCCCTGCTGGAGGTAGGCCACCGCATGTTGGCCACCTCCCCCACCAGCATGCCATTCTCCTCATCCACGATCACGTCTGTGTCGATGGACTTGCCGGGAAGGGCGAACCCGCTCGGCTTGATCAGCATGGGGCGGGGCACAGTCCTCACCGTGGGTGCGTAGACCGACTGCTCTTCGAGCTCGGCCACCAGCTTCTGCACGTCCTGGGTCGTGCCCCACCAGGCACCATGGAACTTGCGGGACCAGCGGCTCATGGCCGAAGCCGACTCCAGGTCAGTCGAGGCCAACGTGTAGGTGTCATCGCTGGTCTCACCCTGGGTCAGGACCCGCACCTTGTAGGCGTGATCCTCCTCGGTCAACAGCACCTCGGTCACCAACAAGGTCCAGTTCGATACCAGATCAGTGACTTCAGCACGATCGATCCCGTACCCCTGTGGGTGGGGGTGGAGGTTCGTGACGTTGACGACAGCGAAGCGCCGACGCTCCATGAACTCGGACAGAGACTGGAGCGGGAAGCTGGCCAGGTCCCTACCTTCGGGCAAGGGCAGAACAGAGACCGTGCAGCCTGCGTCCTTGAGCTCAGCGGCCCATCGTCGACTGAATCGTCGGCCACTCTCGTCGGCATCGAACCCGAGCACCACACGGCGGCCCATGAGCCACTCCATGTACCTGTCCTTGGGGATCTGACCGGTACCGGGAAGGCCGAGCACCACCATGTCCCGGCCATAGGCAGCGAAAGCGGCCCAGGTGTCGCTCTCTCCCTCGCACATGACGATCGGCCAGGACTTGGGCAGGTCATCCGGGCCGTGGCCGGGGGCGTGATAGAAGCCAGTCTTGGAGCCGGCCCTGAACCACTTGTCGTTGCGGTCCCGCACCCGTATGGCACGCTGATCGGGGTAGATGGCGGCCAGGTAGCTGATTCCGTCCCGCACCTCGAAGGTCTGGAGCGCCTTGAGGGTGATACCGGGTCGAGTCTCCACCAGGTGGTGGGCCAACTTGGATTCAGCCCCCACAATTCCAAGTTTCAGCTCTCGTTCTAGGATTTCGGGGTCGATCTCGGCCAAGCGGTCGGTGGGCTGGAGCTCCTCCTCCCAGTCACCCTGGACGAAGTCGTCGTACAGGGCCCGGACCTTGGGCATGACGTCCTTCAGTCGGGCGTTGCCCTCGAGATGCTGGATGAGGTCGACCACTGAGCCACCAGGGCGGTCGGGGTCGGCGAAATCTCCCCATCGTTGGATCTGGTCCTCTGAATAGAAGACATCGAGGCTGGGGTTGTTGTCCTCCCGAAACGGGGAGTGGTAGTGCAGTCGGCTGCCGGTGCGATTGGCTGGGTGGTGCCCGTAGCGATCGAGCACGTAGGTGATCGGCAGTTCCGCCTTGATCTGGTCGATCGTGATCTTCAGCGATGTGAGTGTGCGGGCCATATGAGCTCCGGGGGGTGAGGGGGAGCCGGACTGTGGGGTCGACTCCCCCTCGGTTCCCGATCCTAGTCCTCGTCCTCGTCCCAGCTCTCGTCCTCGTCCCAACTACCCTCATCCGCATCCGGCACGGGCTCGGGCCGGGGGCGCTGGGGCTTCGGTGCCTTCTTGCGCCGGGCCTCGAAGAAGAAGTTGATGAACGGGGTGCCCTGTCGACCCATGCCCGAGTGCTCACACACGGCAATGGCGGTCTTGCCGATGTACATGTCGGCCACCACCTCAGGATCCATGTCGAGCACCTCCCCGGAGTCGATGCCGAGGGCATCGATGTTGTCGAAGGTGCGGCGGTTGACGAAGTCCTGGTCGGGATTGAAGTCGAGGTTGGCCCAGGTGCGCTTGCCCTTGTGGTCCCCGTCAGTGACCTCCAGGTGGACACCCCAGGCGGCGAATCCCCGGCGCTCCTTGGTGTTGGAGGCCACGATCTTGAACGGGAACTTCTCCCCGTCGTCGGGTCGCCAACCTCCTCCGCCCTTGCCTGGGGCGCTCTTGGGCTCCTTGCGCGAGCTCTCGTAGAGATCTCTCAGTGATGCGGTGCTAGCCATTGATGTCTTCCTTTCGGGTGTTGATCTTTCGTGGTGATGCCACAGCTGCTATCTGGGCGAGGTTGGGGTTGGGGACGGTGTCCCCGTAGTGGTTGGCCACGTGTCGACGACGACACTTGGCGGTGGCCAATGCCCCCTCGGCACTGGCTATGTCCAGCTCCCGCCACCGGACGTGGTGTCCCTCCTCATCGGTGCCCTCCTCCACTCGGAGGAAGCCCACGATGTCGGGGATGTCGGGGATGGACTGACGGAGTTGACCTACGAGGCGGGGGTGGAGGGGGACCATCTCCTCGTTGGTCTGGCAGGCCCATGCCGTGACCAGGCCACGTCGGATGGTCTGCTCATGCAACCACTCCAGGTCGGCCCGCATGTAATCGAGCATGGCCTTGTAGTGGTCGTACCCGCCTCGACGGGCCCGGAGCATCTTGCGCTCCAGGGGTTCGAGCTCCTCCTCCATCTTGGCCTGGATGCGGGTGATGGTGTCGAGGCCGAAGCCCTTCCACTTCCGGTCACGATCCTCTCGGATCTCCCGCAATCCGAGCTGATAGTCGGAGTACTCCTCACAGTCGATGATGACCACGGTGTTGGGGGTGAGGATGGTGGGATCGTCCTCGTACTCCTCCCAGCTCCGGACATCCACGTCCGCCAGCCCCTCGATGGTCGCCAAGCCATCGAAGTCACCGGCCTCGGCATCGACGATGAGTGCTGGCTTGGGCAGGGAGAGCAGCAGGGTGGACTTGCCGCTGCCCGGTCGGGCATGGATGAGGAATGAGGTGCCACGGCGTGGCCTGCGGGGCTTAGTCACGGAATAACTGCTCCTTCTCGAACGTGCCGCCGAAGTGTTCGTTGGCCACCTCACGCCAGCGATGGGGGGAGCCCGTCGACATGGCATCGCACACCGGCACGACTCGGCAGATCCAGTCGCACAGGTTGGTCTCGGAGTAGGGGATGAGCAGGTTGTCCTGGTCTGCGACCCCGTACCGGGCGATCAACAGTTCGATGTCGATCAGCACGCTGGCCAGGAAGTCCCGCATGTTGTGCAGAGCCTGCTGGTTGATGTTGATCGGCACCCGCCGGTAGTACGGGGGTGAAGAGCGGCTGGTCTGGAGCGATCGGGCCAGGAGATTCTGGTACCCGTAGGTGGGGGCCTGGGAGTGCTCGGCGAACATCAGGGCATAGCCCAGCAACTGGAAGTCCTGGGCCCGAGGGCCTGACTTCTGCAGCGACTGCACCGTCTTGGTGTCCCCAATCCCGATGTCACCAGTCATCTCGTCCTCTTCGACGATGTCGGGTTGACCGGTGAGGCGGATGGTCTTGTAGCCGTGGGACTTCAACACCGTGGGGAAGTCCATAGACAGACGCTCCTCCACCAGGAGGGGACGCTTGCCGATGTCGTGGCCCTCGAACTGGACCCACGGGATGAAGCCGTGGGCCATGGAGAAGGCGTATCGCATGGCGTCCTGCCAGCTCTTGTCGCTCAGGTCCTCCGTCAGGTCCTCGGCCGCCTGCTCCACCAGCACACGGACGTACTCGGTGTAGCCCGGGTTGCTGGGGTCGAGCAGTGGATCACGCTGGTAGTAGTGCTTGACCACGTGGTGGGCCATCGTGCCCTCGTCCCGACGTGCGGCCTTCCGAGTCTCGATGACCAGCTCCTCGGGGTGGATGTGGTCGTACTCGGTGATCTCCGTCTGCTCGGTGGTATCTCCACCGGGGTAGAGGCCGTGGTGCACCTCCAGCCAGAACCGGCGGGGGCATTGGAGGTAGGTGCGCAGGTCACTGAGACGTAGGTTCAGCACCCCCTCCTCTTGGGGGGTCAGATCTTGCATGGTGTTGGTCCTCTCTGTCAGATGACTCGGCCCTTGTACAGGGAACCGAGTCGCTTCTTGTCTAGGGTCATCTCCTCCTGCAGGTTGATCTTCCCCTGCAGGGAGAGAAGTCGGGTCTCGTCGATGGTGTCCTCCGAGACCACGATCTGTGTCATGGGTTGGCGGGTCTGACCCCACCGGTTGATGCGATCCATGACCTGTTGGTTGGCCTGGGGCCGCCAGCTGGGCCGGGTGAGTACCACCAGATCCGCAGCGGTGAGGGTGATGGCGTCGCCCCCAGCGTCGGTGACGAGGATGACGGCCAGCTCCCCTTGTTGGAACATAGCCACTGTCGAGCGCCGGGCCTCATCCGAGGACGAACCTGTAATCACACCGACACGAAAGCCGTGGTGTCGGAAGCCCTCGGCATACGCCTGGACCTCCTTGGCGGAGTAGGCGTACACGACGAAGGGGTCGCCTCGTCGGTCTTCGGCCACCTCGAGTAGGTACTGGAACTTGTTGGAGTTGCGCCAGTTGAGGGCTACCACCTTGTGGTCCTCGATCACGGGCACACAGCTGGCCAGGTACTGCAGTACCTGTTGGGCTGGCAGCCGGCCCCGGGCGATCACCAACTTGTCGTCGATGAGGGCCAGCTGGTCGGTGGTCATCTGGTTGTACGCCTTCTTCTGGGGGCCGGTCATCTGCAGACGGATCACCTGAGGCGGGAGGGCATCGGGGATGTCCTTGCCGTGGGTCTCTTTCAGCCGTCGAAGAACCCACGGGCGGATGACCCACTCGTACTCGGGCTCCATATCGAGGTGCAGCCCGAAGTTGGTGACGTCCCACCGGTTGGGCCGCACGATGCAGTACCTCTTGGCGAAGGTGTCGTAGCTGCCGAACACCCGGGGGTCGATGTACTGCATGAGCACCCACATGTCCCGGGGGCTGTCGTTCACCGGGGTACCGGTGGTGCACCACACCTGTTCGCACGACTCGGTCACCGCCACGGTGGCCCTGACCCGGGGACGGGAGGGGTCGATGCCGATCTTGTGGGCCTCATCGAGCACGAGCAGGTCGTAGTCCTCGTTGAACTCCCCGGGCTTGCCCTCCTTGGGGTTGGGCCCGTAGTTCTTGCGGTAGCTGTGCTTGTCGATGAGGCCGTGCGTGGAGATCAGGGCCTTTGGTCCCTCGTACTCCAGGTACTCCTCGTAGCGCACCTTGCGTCGGGGGCCGTGGAAGACGAAGGGCTCGATGTCGGTCCAGTCCCGCAGGTGCTGTTCCCACACACCGAGGGCAGCGACGGGGCCCAGTACCAAAGCATTCAATGATCCGTCCCAGGCCAACTTCTCGTTCATGGCACACACGGCCTGGACCGTCTTGCCCAACCCCATGTCGTCAGCCAGGATCCCGGAGTCGTTGATGAGCCACCTAGCACCCGAGACTTGGAAGGGGGCCAGTGTGGCCTCATCACCTGTCTCTGTCTTGAGGGGTATCACCCACGTGTTGCCCTCGCTCTCCTGCTGCAGGCCGATGCGTCCTCGGCGATGCTTCATCAGCTGGTTCCGGTGTTCCCTGGCCGTGGGGTGCCAGCGCAGGTGGAAGGTTTCCTTCAGCTGCTTGGCGGTCTCGGCCGATGCCGGCACCTGCCACTCCGCCACCTGATGCAGGCGGGAGGGCAGAGCTCGAGACCCCGAGATGGTGCGCATCTTGGGCGTGGCACGTACCCCGGTGCGGATGAGCCAGTGGCGTTGGTCGTCGGTGAGATGGACTTCAGTTCTCATAGTTGGTCCTCCAAATACCCAATGACCTGCCCAACGGTGAGGACGACCATCACTGCCACACAGAACTGCAGATACGACAGATCAGGCCACACTCCTAGTGTGGTGGCGATAGATGCGAGGACTCCGAGGAACGCACCTGCACCCAGGTAGATCAGCCACCTCACGACTGGCCCCGCATGTAGGTCTCCATCATCTCGATCAGCCAGGGCTCGTCGTAGTGCGACATGGCGTAGGCCAGCACTCTGCCGGCGTCACGACAGTGGGGGCCTGAGCCCACCTGCCACCAGCCGTAGTGCTTGAGCTTGGCGCTGGAGGTGAATCCCTTGGCGTCGCCTCGACTCACCTCGACGTAGTCGTTGGGCCCGAACTCAGTGGCCAGCCAGCCGTTGGCGTACAGGCTGTCGACCGGAGCGTTGGACTTGATGGTCTCGTTCCCTATGTCGAACCGCTCGCTCACCATGAGCCACCCCTTGGCTCGGATGCGGGCCGTGTAGCTACCCCCGATCACGTCACTCCCGAGGGCGAGGTGGTTGAGGACCATCAACTTCAGCTGTTGCAGGCTGGAGGGCTCACGCAGGACGATGCTGTCGGGGTTGCGTCGGTCCCAGATGGCCAGACCATGGGTGCCGCCAGCATCGACAGCCACGTAGCCCTTGAGTGGGGGCTCCTCTGGCCATTCGGTGCGCCAGCGTTCGAGGTCAGTCGTCTTGTTCTTGGCCATCAGTGGTCCTCTCGGAGGTATTTGTCGCCCCATCGCTCGAGCGGGGGGCTGGCTTCGGTGGTCAGTCGTACGGGTAGTAGTTCGTCTTCCATGAGCTGGGAGGCGAGGCGGGCGGCCTCTTCGGCCTCAGCCTTGGGCACGCTCATCAGTACCTCGTCATGCATGGGCAGTACGAAGTACTCATCGAGCCCGGCTTGGGCCATGCGGCACATGGCCAGCTTGAGTACGTCAGAGCCGTGCCCCTGGATGTTGGTGTTGGTGGCTTGGGTGAACTCTCGTCCGTTGTCGAGGCGAGCCTTGCGGCCGTACGGCAGCTCGACCCACGGGTAGCCGTCCTCTTGGGTTCGGAGCTCAGCCAGTGCGGTCACCTCTTCCCGCCACTGGTTGGCCCGGGCGAAGGTGGTGTCCATTGCTGCGAGGTAGGACTCCATCTGCGGCACCGAGCAACCAGCGGTACGGGCCATGGTGGCAGCACTGGCACCATAGGACCGGGCGTACACGATCGTCTTGGCCGCCTCATATGGGATGCCGATCATGTCGCTGACGTAGGCGTGGAACTTCTGCTCCCCCTTGTCGAAGAACTCCAACATGGCAGGGTCCAGGGAGAGACCGGCTTGGATCCGAACTTCCTGCCCCATGTAGTCGATGGCGATGAGGGCGTGGCCGGGCTCGGCTCTGAACATGTCCCGGGTGAGCGCCTCGTGGGGGATGGTCTGGAGTGGTGGCTCAGTGATCGAGCTGCGACCGGTGCGGGCCTGCATGGTGTTGATCACTGGGTGGATGCGGCCACTGCTGTCGGCGTAGCGCAGCAGTTTGCGGCCGTAGTTGTTGCGCCAGGCGTTGACCGAGCGCCAGGTCAGCAGGTGCTCGGCGGCCTGGGCCACCTTGCCCCCGAGACCGACCATGGCCTGGAGGATCTGCTTGCGGTAGGTGGGGTCACCGGTCTTCTCGCTGAACTCCTCGGGCACATGGCCCAGCTCGGAGAAGACGTTCATCACCACCTTGGCCGAGGCCGGCTTGTCGAAGCCGAGATCGGCGAGGATGGCACCGTGGCGCTCCAGCTCGGAGGTCCAGTGGTCGTGCGCCTTCTGTACCGCATCGGGGTCGAGCAGCACCCCACGTCGGGTCATGTTGAAGGCCAGGCGCTGGTACTCCATCTCCACCTCGTACCACTGGGGCAGATCTGGCTCGATCTTCTGGCCGAGCTGGACAGGGAGGCAGGTGTCCATGCAGCCATAGGCCCAGTACTCGAAGGTGTCGGTCGGGATGGTGCCCCAGTCCCAGTTGTTCTCGGCCATCACCCGCTTGAGCTCCTCCTCCCCCACGGTGGCCCAGTCACCCAGCTCAGCAGCAGCTGCGGGCTTCAGCCTGTGGGTGTAGTGGTCGAAGCGGGCGAGTCGATGGGCTATGACCACGTCCTCGACGTGAGTCCAGGGGGTGAGGGGCACGCCCTCCCGGTGGAACACCGACTGGTCGTAGGCGTAGTTGGCACCCCACACCCGGCAGTCCGAGCCGTTGACCAGGCGCTGGGTGTCGGCCACCAGGCCGTGCCAATCTTGGAAGTCGATGGCCCAAGCCTCGTTGGCGGTGCCGATCTGGTAGAGCCGGCCGTGCCCTCGCCCGGTGTGGGTCCAGGTCTCGTCGATCGAGCGGGTCTCGGTGTCGATGCCGATGTCCTGACCGGAGGTGAGTACGTCGGTCAGCCACTCGAGATAGGGCTGTACGTCTTCGGGATGATCGAGGCGCTTAGCCGTGATCAGTGGGATCTCTGTCACCGAGGGAGCTCCCACAGCTTGCCGTGGTTGGTGCCTCGGCACTTGCACCGACAGTGCAGTGGCCCGGTCAAGTGGTTGGTGGCAGCAACACAGGACACAGTGCAGAGGTGGTCTCGGATGTCCTCCAACAGATCCTCGTGCCTGCGCCTGATGTCATTCAGTGTCGTCCTGGTCATGTTGGTCCTCTGGTTGCTCCAGTTGAGCGACTTCGATCTCTTCGCTGTCTACGTCGGTGGTCGGGCCCTGGGTCAGGCGGTCGATGAGATGATCCACACCTGCAGGGCCGAGCACCAGGGATGTCTTGGGGCTGGACCCGGTGTTGGTCCCCTCCTTCAGCGCCCGCTTGCCCACCTCCCACCGGTGTTGGCGATCGAGTGCCCTGTTGTAGTGGTTGACGATGAGCTCAGCCGCCCTCCACGCCCCCTTGTTCTCGCCCTCGACATCGATGTGCTCGGCATGGGCGTGCAGCCGGATCAGTGTCGACTCATACCGATTGCTCATGGCCTCCATGCAGGCGGCCTTGAACTCAGGGTCCCGGGACATCTCCCGACCCAGCTCACGGCTATTCGTCTCGGAGCCCGTCAGGAAGTAGCTCACGTCCTGGGTGGTGTAGCCCTGGCGGTAGAGCTCCAGGGCCCGGTTGCGTATCTCCTCCGACTCGAAGGTCCTCATCAGATCCACCCCTTCAGGAGAGTGGGGATAACCACGAGAGGGAGCACCCAGAACAGGCCCCAGTAGATGAACCAGCTCTTGAGCTTGCGCCGGTTGGTCACTCCTCTGAGCCCTTCGGAGCCCGCCGTAGCGTGAGAGTCTTGTGCCCCCGGGTGTCCTCCCCCACCAGGTAGTGGAGATCGTAGGGACATTCGTGCGAGGTGAACACAACGATGGTGTCCCCTGGCCTAGACACCATCTTGTGGTGCTTCCAGTCGGTGTTCGGGGTGTGAGATCGTACTAGTCGTAGTGACATACCTTCAGCCAACAGGTGTCCGGGGTGTCGATCAACCTGTCCGCCCGGTCTGTAACTAACCTGCAACGAGGGCTACACCTCGGCCGAGTACCAGATGTCGATGTCAGCGGTGGTGGACTGGGCGATGCCCCAGAGCTCCTGACCAGCACCCACGAGGAAGTCCTCGGTCGTGCTCTGAGCTACCGGGAAGTCCTGAGCGGCTTTATCCCCCACGTAGATGGCCTGGGTGGGGTTCACCTTGACGAGTGACTGGTTCCCAGCCTGCCCGCTCCCCTTCTGCAAGAGGACGGCGGTGCCGCTGGTGACACTGGCAACCTGCTTCGAGGGCATGGTGGGATCCTAGCACTACACGTATCGAAGACGCCTGAGCCAGGGGATGATGTCGTTGTCGTCCGCCTCGTCCCCACCCTCTCCCCCCAGCACCGTCATGCTCAGGGCGAAGTCGGTCTCGAGAGCTATGCCCATGACGATCGAGGTGGGTCCCGTGTCGATGGTCATGGCCAGGGCGGTGTCGGTCTCGAGCGGGATGCCGAGCGTGATGAACTGACCAGTGCTCGGGGTCATGGTGAGGGCGGTGTCTGTTTCACCGGGGATGCCGAGCACCCCTGTCACGGTGCCAGGCGATGCGGTCATGGCCAGGGCTGAGTCCGTCTCCGTGGGTATGCCGAGCACCCCGGCCACCCCACCGATACCCACGGTCATGGTGAGAGCGGTATCCGTCTCCGTCGCAATGCCCACCACCACAGTGGCAGTGGTGTCGGGCGTCATTGCCAGGGCGGTGTCGGTCTCACTGGCTATACCCATCACCACAGACACCGGGCCGGTGTCGACAGTCATGGCCAGAGCAGTGTCCGTTTCGGTAGCGATCCCTACTGCAACGCTCTGACCCTGCAACACCGTGAGGGGTAGGGCGGTGTCGGTCTCAGTGGCGATGCCCGCAACTATGGTCACCGGCCCCGGGCTCGGTGTCATGGTCAGCGCCGTGTCGGTCTCAGGAGCGACCGTCATGATCACGGTGAAGGTGCCGATGCCCACCGTCATTGCCAGGGCGGTATCGGTCTCCGAAGAAATCCCAAGGATCCCTGTCACAGGACCGGGGTTGGCGGACATAGAAAGGGCAGAGTCCGTCTCACCAGCGATGCCCACCACGACGGTGACCGGGCCAGGGCTGGGCGTCATCGTGAGAGCGGTGTCGGTCTCGGCGGCGATGCCCATGACCACAGTGGCGCCCAGGCCCACCGACATGGCCAGGGCTGCATCGGTCTCGGTGGCGATGCCCATGACCACGGTGGCCACACCGGGGGCAGCGG